TCGCCGAGGAACGGAACCAGACGGATTGTACCCTTGACCTTACCTCCGGAGGTGTCGAAGTAGAAGTAGTCGCCGACACCAGTCGTCGCCGAGCCGCCGAGCCCCTTGCCCAAGATGAGGCCGTTGACGAACTGGATGTCGATCATGTAGCCGTCCGCCGTCGGCATGCACGCTGCCGTCGGGGTCACCCCGTCCGCCACGGCGTTCTTCTTCTCATTGCGAGTGTCGGGGTTGACCGCGATGCCGAAGCCCGTGCCGTCGGAGACGAAGAGCGTATCGCCCATGAACTCCCACAGGCCCAGACCCGTCTCGACGCCGCCGACCTTGAACGGATGCTTGCCGTCCTTCGCCACCTGGCCGTCGCCAACGAGGGCATCGGTGTTGCCCGTGCACCACGGCGCACTCTGGAGCCATGTGTTCACGGTCGTGTCGAACGCCTTGGCGACGTCCATGAGAAGCGCCACGTTGCCGTCTGCGAGCGTCTCCTTGCCGCCGACAACGGCACCGTCGAACACGTCGTACGCCGCCGCGGCGCCTCGGTCTGGGCACGTGGTGCCCGTGTCGGTGCCGTACATCATCGACGCGCCCACGGGAATCGCCGCCGCCTGCTCGGCGGTGACGACCACGCGCGTGACGCCCGTCTCGGCGAGCACCGGGTGGACCTGGATGTTGAAGTCCGTGCAGCCCGGGAAGTCCACCTGGGAGGACTTGCAGAGCGTCTTGGTCAACTGGTGGAAGTTGATATACCACTGGTCGTAGACGCTCATGCCCGAGTAGCCCGTGGTCGCGGTCTTGCAAAGGTCGACGAGCGAGTCGTGCGACGTCGTGCGGTTGGCGACCTTCGCGCCCGAAACGGAGCGCGGGCGCCCTTCAGCGTCGATGCTCATGGGGTATGTCGGCGTCAGCATGTACGGTCGCAGCGTGCCGTCCGGCAGCAACGCCTTGGGGTTCGGCTGCGAGCCGCTGAATCGGCTGTCGGACCACGAGACGAGCAGGTTGCCATTCGTCAGCACCTCGACCGCCTGCCACACGACCGGCGCGATCTCGTAGACGTTGTTGCCGTGTCCGTTGTCCACGCGCGAGAAGCCGTAGTCGACGCCGTCGATGGCCTCGACCCACGGCACGCCGTCGGCGTCGGCACCGGCGTTGGCGGACACGTGGAACCACGGGCCGCCCTCGGTGTCGAACGGGTCGACAGCCGCGCTCGTCGCCGTCGCGGGCACGAACTCGGTGGAGGCCACGCGCTTCGCGGCGGCGCTCATCGGCTGGATGTCAGTGGGGCTGCCCGCCGGGATGAGGAACGTGTACACCAGCCCCGTCTTGTGCTTGTCCACCATCGCGGCGACGCTCTCGTTGGAGTAGCGGCCCGTCGAGGCGTCGCGCTCGAGCGCCTTCTGGTCGCCCAGATTCTTTACCGCGCCGACAAGCGCCCATACCGCCTTGTCCGATGCCAGCGGGTCCGCGTACTCGAACCCCTCGGTTGCCTGCTCGGTTGCCTGCGTATCGGCCATTTAGGCACCTACCTTTCGCATTTGGCAAATCTTGCCGTTTACCTTCTTGAGTCCCAGCGCCGTCACGGCAGCCGCCGAGTCGATAATCGACTGGTAGTTCAGGGCTGCCGTCTTGGCGTCCTTGAGCGCCGCCTGCGCGTCGGCGAGGGCCTTGGTCGAATCCTGCTCGCGCTTCTGCTCGGCAGTCTTGCGCCCCGCCTCCGCCTCCTTGCGCCCTGTCTCGTTCTGCCCGCGCTCGGTCTCTTTCTCCTTGCGCACGGCCTCGGCATCGGCGCGGCCCTTCTCCGCCGTTTCGACAGAAGCCTTGAGCTCTTTGAACTCGTTGTTGACCTTGTTCACGCCAGCCGCCGCGTCCGTCGCGGGTTTCTTGAGCTCTGCGATCTGCTCGGCGGTGAGGTCGCTATATCTCAGCGCGTCGCCCTTCGGCACGCCGACGACCAGCACGTTGCCCTCCATCGCCGCCGTTGCCTCCGAGCCCGAGGCAAGAGTCGTGGCGCGTGCCCCCTTGACCTCGGCGGCGACAGCCTTGTCGCGTGCGGCCTCCGCCGCCTTCTGCGCGGCCTTGGCCTCGTCTCGCGCCGTCTCCGCGTCCTTGATGGTGCGCTGGTCGCTCGGCTCGTAGATGTACTCGGCGGGCTTGGCTCGCCTCTTTACGTCCCAGAGCGCCTCGATGCGCGTGCGCCCGCCGTATGCCTCGTCCGTGATGTAGGCCCATGCGTACACGCGCCCAGCCGCCTGGAGCAGCTCGTCGGGAATCTTCGCCTTGCTGTCGTCCACCGCAACCGTGTAGCACGTCCCTGTGGTCGACTTGGCGAAATGCACCTGCTCACAGCCGACAACCTCGACCTCGCGCCCGGTGTCCCACTGCCACAGCTCGCCGTCAAGCACCTGCAATGCCGCCATCACTCATCACCTTCCTCGTCCTCGTCGCCCTCCTGGGCACCCTTCGCGTTCGCCGCCAGGGCGGGCGGCAGCGCTGCCATGCGCTCCTCCTGCTCCCGCTGCTTGCGCTCCAAAATCTTCGCCCTCTCGTCGGGCGTGATGTTCGGCAGCTTTCGCAGGATCGTCTCGTCGTCCAGATACTCGGCCTCCAGGCACACGGTCTCGACCTGCTCCTTGGTGTTGCTGATGCGAGTGCGCGTGAACACGGGCGTGTCCTCGATGCCCTGGAGGGCGAGGATGTCCATGATACCCTCGCGGATGTGGCGCTCAAACTCGGCGGCCTCCTCGTCCATCGGCTGGTATGCCGCGTCGATATGGTCGTTGGTCGCCCCCGCCGCGATGGTGTGGACGTCCAGCGCGCCGAAGTCCTCGTAGATGTCGGCCTTGATCTGCGCCAGCGTCTCCTTGCGGCCCTCGACGGGCACCTCCTGCGTGTACGGCGTCACGGACTGCCCCTGCTCGGCGTCGACCTCGGCCACGTGCGTCAGCTTGAGCTTCGCCCGCCACAGGTCGAGGTCCCTGTCGTCCATGCCGCCGGCCCCGTTGATGAGCCAGTAGATCTGTGCGCAGTCGCGCGTGTCGTTCACCAGGCCGCTCTTGATGAGGTCGTAGGCGTCGATGCTCTCGCGCATGCCGACGAGCGTGCTCTGGTGCGCGTCGCTGCCCCAGACCGCCACGATTGGCAGGCGAGAGTAGTTCTCCGCATCGACGGCCAGCTTCATCCCGTCCGCCGGTATCTCCCGATACGTGACCTTGTAGGCGCGCTTGGCCTCGGCCACCTCGAAGTCGAAGCCGCTGCCGCCCGACACCATCTCCGTGTAGCCGTCCTGCTCGTAGAGTGTCGCGTGCCACGGGTGGTCGGAGTCGAGCCGCCAGAACCTCACGCCGGCGTATAGCGCCCCCGAATACTCGTCCCACACCGGGCAGAACTCGTCGGCGGTGAACACGTCGATGTGGTCGAGGTTCCAAAACGGGAATGACACACCGTGGATGAGCGCCTTGAGCCCCATCTCCATGACATCGTCGTCGAAGCGGTCGCCAAGCCCCTCCTTGGTCGTGTCCTTGCCGCCCGCCGAGACGTCCACGAAGCTCACGCCCTTACCGAGCGAGTACGCGCAGCGCTGGACGTTTAGGCGCTTGAACAGGTTGCTCGCCAGCCTCAGCTTCGAGGCTGTGAAGTCCTCGGCCTCGGCACCGGAGCACGAGTAGATCTTCTGCACGAAACGGTTAATCGTGACGTTGTGCTGACGGTAGTACTCGTTCGCGGTGACGGCGTTGCGGTACATCTCGCTCGACATGTGCCGCTCGATGGCATCTGCCGCGAACGCCGTCGCCGACGCCGCCGCCTTGAGGTCGCCATCGGTCACCAAAGGACCTTTAGACAAAGCCGCTACCTCCCTTCAAAAAATGGGTTTACCTGCCGTTTCGCAGGCTTGTACATGCGCAGTGTTGCCACGCCGTAACGGAGCGCGTCGCAGCTGTGGTCCTCGACCTTGACGGGCCTGTCGCCGTCCGCCTTGGCGTCCCAGCAGTAGCCGCCGAGCTCGCCTATCAGCCCCGCGCAGGCGTCGGAGATGCGCACCGTGCCGTTGCCCAGGCACACCCCCGTCTCTCGTATGCCGTCCGCGACGTCGTTGCGCCCCTTCTTGGTCTTGAACCCGGCCTGCCGCATCGCGGCGATGAAACTCGTGGCGCTCGGGTCGATGATGAACGTGGGCGGCTTGCCCAGCCCGCGCACGAAGTCGGCCATGTCGGCCACGTAGTCGGCGTCCGTCTTCTGGTGCCCCGTGTCGCGGCCCGAGTAGCGGTACTCGTCCACCGCGTGCCACACCTTGCCGTCAAACGCCCACAGCAGCGCCGCGAAGGCGTTCTGCGTTCCGTAGTCGCAAGACACCGCGTACTTGACGGCGCCGCCCGTATACCGGCTCTCGAGGGCACCCTCCCACTCGGGGTAGACCAGGCCCTCGGCCAGCGTCCACTTGCCCAAGATGTAGCGGTCGTAGTACACACCGCTGCCGTAGTCCTTGATGAGGGCCTCGATGACATCCGGTGCCAGCGCACCGTCCCAGATCGTGTAGTCCTGTCTGTAGATGTCGCTGTCGCCGTCGAGGAACCGCTTGAACCAGTGGTTGGGGCTGTCGGGGTTGCAGGTACCGTCGAAGCGGCTGTGCTCGCAGCGCAGGCGGCTCTTGAGCATCTGGAACACGTCTTCGCTCCACGTGGCGACCTCATCGCCGTAGACCCACTCGAACGTGGCGCCCTGAATCTTGGATACGCTTGTCTTCTTATCCGCCCCGAGGCAGTAGACCTTGCGCCCGAAAATCTGGGCCGTGTTGTCCCGCCCGATCTGGCTGACGACGTCTTCGCTGTAAAGTGAGCGCATTGGCTCGAGGATGTTGCGCTCGAGCGTCGAGCGGGTGTTCCCGATCATCACCGCCAGCCCCTCGCCCCTCATGGCGAGAAGCCTCTGCGGTATGGTCACGGCTATATCGACGTAGCTCTTGCCCGAGCCCGTCGCCCCGCACTTCACGTTGTAGCGGTGCGTGCAGTTGGCGAGGTACTCGCGCTGCATCCTCGTGAGCGGCATCGGCTACTCGTCCCCGCCGATTGAGGACGGCACGGACAGGACCAGCTCCTTGGCGGCCTTGAGCACCGCCGTGTCGGTGGTGTCCATGATGCGCTGCGCCTTGGCGTACTCCTGCGGGTACTTGCGCTCGAGCAGCCACGCCGCCGCCTGCCAGCTGTCGCCGCTCGCGTCCATGATGCGGCCCACGAGCGTCGCCTTGCGCTCCACCTCGGCCTTTTTTAGAACGTGACACAGTTGACGCTGATTGTCTGTTCTGGGGTGGTTGATCCAGCGGCTGTATGTCTCGCGTGCGACCCCGAGATACGCGGCAATGTCCCTGTCGGTCATTCCGACACGGCACAGGCGGACGGCATCCTCGATGCCCTCCTTGGTCAGTTTTTCACGCCCTTTTCCCGCCACAAAATCACATTTCCGCTGGTAGATAGCCATATGGAAACGCGAACGTTCCCACCTTTTTACGCACGTGGACAAGCGCGTGCGTTTGCCCACGAGCGTAAAAAGGGGGTAACGTTTAAAGAAAAGGCCCCGGTTTCCCGGGGCCTTTCGGCTACTCGACCTTAGTCGACTTGATTCTAATCACCTCGGCCAGTCTCTCAAACGTCTCCGTCCAGCTTCTGCCGTCTGTGCGCGGCCTGTCGTATGCGGTTGCTCTCCGCCTCTTCCTCGAGCCGCCTCTTCCTCTCCGCCAGATAGCACCCCTTGCACAGCCTCCACTTCTTCGCCTGCGCCGACGTGTCGAACACGGGCCGCGCGTCGCACACGATGCACAGCCCATCCGTTCCGGTCGAAAAGCGCCCGTACCGCTGCCGCGCGTGCCTCACGGCGCTCGGCGTCACCCTGAGGTCCGCCGCGAGCTCCGCCGCCGTCCGCTCCGGGTGCGCCTGCATCCGCCTTATCATCTCGTCCGTCCAAAGGACGTAAGAGGAGCGCCCCTTGCGGAGCGCCCACTCCCTCGCCAAAGGATGATGTGTTGACTTTGTAGATGGGCCTTTTGGCCCATCTCCTACAGGTGGCCTACACGCCATTCGCATACCCCCTCGCGCTCGGTTTGCTTCGGCTACCATACCAAGCGCCGGGGACCACCTCACGCACAGCGCTTGATTATCGCCCCGCACTTCGGGCAATGGACGGCCTCATACGCCAGCATGTCCCCGAAGCCGATATGCTCCCAGATCCGTCCGTCCCATCCGCAGTCGGAGCAGTGGAAGTAGCCGTCGACCATCCGCTTGCCCGGGATGAACGGGTCCTGTTTGTGATCGACGAGATCGAGGCACGTCGGGCGGTCGATTAGGTCGGCGATTTTTTCAAGAGACGCATCAGAGTTGCAGATTGCGTTTTTGTTGCCGAACAGAGCCTCCGATATTTCGGAGCACTTAACGCAGGAAGCGCCACAGCAGTCGCAATCCCGCAGGAACTTCGCGGCCTCAATCCGATCCTTGTCGCTAATCATCGACAATCACCCCTCCACAATCAGGGCAGTACGTCGCATCGCTCAGGTACAGCGCAGCGCATCCACACTCAGAGCAGGCCGTGCGCCCGTCCTTGTCCTCGATAAGGTGGCATGTCGGGCGATCGATTAGGTCGGCAATACGCTCGAACACGTCGTTCATCTCGTGGTATCCGGTGTCGGGTTCCATTACCGTCTCGTCCAGCAGTTCATAGAACTCTTCTTTGTAGCGGACGCGGTTCGTGTAGGATAAGCAACGCAGATTCTCTACCGTCTCGCGGCGCTCTTCATCGCTAATCCTCATACAGCACCTCAAGCCCGTACGCAACGGCGGCATCATGCTCGATGCGGCATCCACGTGCGTTTTCCCAGCCTTTGCAGAAATAGGCCGCATGGCACAGGCTCATGTTCTCAAGCGACTTCGCAAGGTAGCAGAGCGGAATCTGCACCACGCCGCGCTCCTCCATAGCCTCGTCGCTGTACCACTCATCAGTGAACAAGGTGTTTACGAACTCGTAGCCCATCTCACGCAGCTTAGCGTGCGCCTTGTCCCTCGCCTCCGCGATCTCCTCGTCGGTCTTACCAGCCATAGGCTGTGAAATCATCGCTCGCTTATTCAACATAGCTCACCCTTTCATTCCATAGATCTGCAGCGAACTCCTCGGCGTACTCTAGGTCCGTCCGTGCGCCGCATCCCAAGCAGCTCACGTAGAAGGTGCGCAGACCTTGATACTTGCCCTGCTGCATCTCAGCATCGCCACCGCAGAACGGACAGGGCTTCAGCTCGATTTTGTCCATCAGTCCTCCTTGGATATGGCCAGCGCCACGTACTTCTGAGCGAGGCCCTCGAAGTCGTCGAGGATGTAGTCGATTCGGTAGGTCGCCCCGTTGAGCGGGTGCCTTGCCGCCTCTCCGACGGAGTAGCCATCGTTCGTGACGACGTCGAATACGATCTTGTCGCCGACCTCGTAGCCCCGGTCGTTCTTGCGGACCTCGAACGTCTTGGTGCCGTTCATGATTGCGTCGGCGTATTTGATAAGGACCTTGAGTCGATGCGTCGTCATTGGTCCACCTTCTTTGTGAGGTCTCGTCCGCAGAACGGGCAGTAGTTGATCGGAATGCTCCATGCGTACGGAGGGTCGACGACGATGATGTGCTCGCCGGTGTCCATCTCGTCAATCCGCATCTCGACACCCTCGTCGTAATCGCCGAAGTTGAATCGCGTCTTACCGCACATCACACAACCGTTAGCCATCGTTCTCACCCCTCAGCTTGCGGATGCGGTCGGCGATGTCGCGCATGGCAATTCGAGCGCAGCCGTCCTCGCCACCGGGGCACGATGTACAGCCATCTTCGTCTTTGTCTCTGTGGAAGTAGGCGCAAGCCTCGTAATACCGCGCGTCACCTGCCTCGCCCAAGTCTTCAAGCAGCTTCTCCCAGCTGTCGGACGGTGTGAGGTACATGAACTCGGGGTCGAGCCTTGTAAACTTATCGGTGAGCGCTCGCCACTGACCTGCCATGCTGTTGCTCAGGTCGAAGTCGGTGACGTATATCCAGCCAGTGATGTTGTAGGCATTGTTGTTGCCGCCGAACAGCACCACGGTATCAAGCGGAATCTCTCGACCTTCGGCATCTTTCGGCAATTCGACACTCATAGCCCAAACTCCTCGTAGTCGCGGCACTCGCCGCACTCGTCCTCGCAGTACAGCAGGTTCTCCATGAGCCACGCCACGGCCCACTTCGCCAGGCGCCAGAACCCTTCCTTGCGGTCAGGCGCCTCTGCGTCGTAGGCGCGCTCGAACTCGAGGTGGCAGTAGCCGTAGTCGACGTGAATGTCGCTGCCGCAGAAGTGCCTGCAGTTCCCGCACATCCTGGGCTCGCAGGCCCCGCCGAAGTGGCGCTCGATGGCGGCGTCGGTCACCCCCATCGGGTAGCCGCCGACCCTCGAGTCACTCATCGCAGTCCGCCCCCCCTACGCTCTCGTCGAGCAGGTCGATGGCATCCCCGACGGTCGCCTCGATGCTCGTCAGCTGGCGGCGCAGGTTCTGCACGAGGTTCGCGCCGGTGACCTCCGCCCTTCCCGCCTCGTAGGCGCGCTCGATCATGTCGGTCACCGCGACCTGCATCGCCGTGTCGTTGTAGCCGCGCCTGACGCGGTACTTCCCCAGATAGGCGTGCGCCCTGTCCTGCGGCCTGCACTCGCGGTCGAAATGGAACACCTCGACCGCGTCGGCCTTGATCTGATCCAAAGTCTCCATCACAAACGTCCCCTCTCTCGGTTCCTCTCGTCCATGCGCCGGATGGCAGCGTCGACCTCGCCCTGCGTGGCGCCGACGGCGGCCAGCAGGTTCACAGTCGCCTGCACGGTGTCCAGGCACTCGTCGATGAGGTCGTCGCGCATGTCCCTCCAAGCCGAGAAGAACGGGCTGCGGCGCATGCTGTCCAACTCCTGCCACGCGCCGAACACCTCCGCTGCCTCCTCGAGCGGCTTGAGCGCCTGCGCCTTGTCGTCCCTCACCTCGTGGAACGTCCGAAGGTTGAGCAGGTAACCGTCCCGCATCAGACGCACCTCCCTTCCGCCAGCGCCGCGCGCATGGCGTTGATCTCGCGGCCCCTCTCGCTCCTCGCGCCGAGGTACACGTCCACGGGCCGCTTGCTCGCGTCCCTTCGCGCCACGTTCTCGCACCACCCGCAGCAGTACCTCTGGTTCCTGTACGCCGTGCGGAACCGCCTGCCGCACTGCCCGCACACGAGCACGTAGCCCCCGCGCCTGTCCAGCGACTCAGCCCTCATCTCGCGCCTCCCAGTAGTTGCACCTCGCGAGCTCCTGCGTGGTGTGCACGAAGTCGGGGCAGCGCATGCACGTGTACCGTTTGCGGCCCTCGCCAGACGCCGTCATGACCGCCTCGCTCACGGCGCAGAACCCGCACGTCTCGCAGCGGGCGCTGCGCGGCCCGTCGTCGTAGATGCTCGCGGACCCCTTCGGTCTGCCCATACTCTCGCTCCTCTCGTCGTCCAAACTCATGACGCCCTCCTCTCACACGCGGCCCTCGCGTCCAGCAGACGCCGCGCGTCCTGGTACGCCTTGAGCGCCACCGGGTCGGCGGTCGTCCCCCTCGGGGCCTTCACCTTCGCCGGGTCGATGCCCGGATGTTCCTCGCGCCACCTGCGCTCGAGCTCCGCCCTCGTCTGCTCGGGCGTCCTCGTCGGCTTGAACGTAGCGGCCTGAATCTCCGAGGCGGTAGGCTTGCCCCTCGCCCGGTCGTCGGCGTCGATGCGCTTCTGGCGCCTGGACCAGTCGAGCGCGAGGGCGCCCCAGTTGCTCACCGGCTGGCCGTTGCTCTTGACCCAGCCCTGCGACTCGAAAAAGGCCCAGAAGGCGTCCGGGTCGCCGCTCAGGCAGTTGGCACCGAAGTACCCGCGGGCCTCCTCCAGCGACGGCGGTTCGAACTCGGGCGGCGTGGCGGGGGCGTTACCCCCATCACAAGACAGCTCAGCACAATCCAGTTCAGTACAGGACAGGCTAGGGTAGGTTAGGTTAGGGTTTTCACTTTCCGAAACCTGCGTTTCGGGCTTGTCGGAAACTGGTTTCCCGTTTGGAAAACCTAGGTTTTCACTTTCCGAAACCTGCGTTTCGGGCTTGTCGGAAACTGGTTTCTTGCGCGGGCGACCGCCCTTGCCGCCCCTGCCGCGCGCATCCTTGGAGTTGTCGATGGCGTTCTTCATGGCCTTGAAAACGCGGCGGAGGTGCTTCGGAAGGTCGGCCTCGACGCCGTGCAGCCCGTACATCATGATCGCGTCGGCGAGCATCGCGCGGTCGCGCAGGTCCTCGGGGTCGCTCGCGTCGAAGTCGTCGTAGACCTCGGCGAAGCTGTCGAACACGGTGAAGGCCATCAGAACCACCCCCATAGAAGCGAAGAGAAGAACAGGAAACCCGCGGAGAAGGAGGCGGCGAACAGGGCCGCCTCCCAGTGGTCGCGGATGATGTCGGGTACGCGCCTCATCAGAACGGCACGTCCTCGTCGTAGAACTCGGACTGCGGGACCGCGGCGTAGGCCTGCTGGGCGCTCCACTGCGGCGCGGCCTGCGCCTGTGGCTGCACGGGCACCGTGTCCGCGAGGCTCTGCTGCGGCTGGGCCTGCGTCTGCCCCTCACGGCGCACCATGACCTCGATCTCGTCGACTATCACCTCGAGCTTCGAGCGCTTCTGCCCGTCGCGCTCCCAAGAGCTGTAGCGCAGCTTGCCCTCGATGGCGACCTTCATCCCCTTGGCGAGGAATCGCCCCACGGCCTCGGCGCGGTTGCCGAACATGGTGCAGTCGACGAAGTTGGGATAGTCCTCCCACTCGCCCGTCTGCGCGTTGCGTCGGCGGTCGTTTACCGCCACGCCGAAGGACAGGACCTGCGTCCCGCTCGCCGTGGCGCGCAGCTCCGGGTCGCGGGTGAGGTTGCCGGTGATGTTCACTCGGTTGATGCTCACTGCCCGTCCTCCTTCGCGGTCATGCGGCCCTTGATGGCCTCGACGAGGCGCGGCCCCTGCATGTAGCCCAGGCCGCTCACGCGGCGGCCGTCGCGGATGTGGCACGCCTCGACGATCTTCTGCGCCGTGACCGGGCCGATGCCCGGGAACGAGCGGGCGAACTCCTCGACCTTGAGCCTTGCCGCGATGGGCGCCTCGATGGCGACCTCGGGCGGGATGTTCCCCGCCTTGCACGCCGCCTTGAACGCGGCGCGCTCGCGGCGCGTGTGGATGGCCTTCGCCATCGCCTCCTTGCGCTGCTCCGGCGTTCGGAGCGGCGGCAGGTTCTTCTCCTCCATGTCCTACATCCTCTCTACGTGTCCGTGGATGCCGTTCTCGACCATGACGGCCCTCACGCGGCGCAGCTCGTCTGCCGTGGCGCACTCGATGACCACGCGGTAGCCCCTCTGCGGTGCTGGGGCCGCATCCTCGGCCACATCCGGCTCGGGGCGCGACGGGACCACCCGCACACACCTCGGCACGCCCAAGGGCGGCTCAGGTTCCTCGACGGGCATCGGCTCGGGGTCGGGCGGCAGCGGCTCGGGCTCCGGTTCGGGCTCGGGCTCCGGTGAGGGCGCCGTCGCCTGCTCGTAGGTCGACACGAGCGCGGCGGCCTTGGCGACCTCCTCGCGATGCGCGGCGACCGCCGCCGCCACCTCGCCCGAGTCCATCGGCAGCGTCCTCGTCCACCACGCCACGGCCCACGCCTTCTCGGACTCGTCCGCGTAGTCGAGGCCGTTGACGAACTTGAACTGGTGCAGCAGCTCGCCCACGCGGCGCTCGATGATGTTCTTGGACTTGACCTCACCGAAGCTCGCGTTGAGCCACTTATCGTCGGCGATGCGCTCGTATGGCACCAGCGGCCCCATCTCGCCCGCGAGGTCGTAGTAGTGGCCCTTGAGCGCGGTGAGGCGGCGTTTCCTGCACTCGCCGTCGTATCGGTCGATTTCGGCCTTGTACTTATCGGAGAGCTTGTCGATTGGCGCCGTGATCTCGCCTATGGTCTCGTCGAACGTCTTTAGCAGGTCTCTGTACTTCTTCTTTGCGGCCTTGCGCTGCTCCTCGATGGGCTCCTTCACGGCGTTGACCGCCGTGCGGTACTTCTTCGCCGCCTTGAAGTCCTCGTCCTTCTTGATGCGCTTGACGTCCATGTAGTCCGCCAGCTTCTCATCGACGTTCTTCTTGAGCTTCGCCAGCTTGTCCTCGAGTGTGTCGTCGATGGCGAGCGACGCCACCAGCGTGTCGAAGTCCTCCTCGAGCGGCACGGCCTCGACTGCCAAAACCTCGTCTGCCATTAGAAGCCTCCCAGCAGGTCGTCGTCGGTCGCATACTCGGCGGGCGCGGGCTCATAGGCGGGCGCGGGCTCCGGCTCGGGGGTTGCGAGCTCGGAATGCGCCGAGCGGGCCGCGATCTCCTCCTCCATCCACGAGGCCGCGCGGCGCGCCTGCATGAGCGTCATGTCGTGCATGGAGCCCGACGTGCAGCCCACGGCGGCGCAGATGGCCGCCATGGCCCCGGCGCTGTCGAGCGCGGTCGCCGCCATAAACGGCTTGAACAGGTCACGCACGGGCTGCAGGTCGACCACGGGCTCGACGCTCTCGACCTCGGCGGCCACCTCGCGCGGCTGCGGCTGCGCCTGGTCCATCTCCTCGCTCACGTACATGCCGCGGAACTCGCCCGGGTAGGCGAGGCGCCACGCAGCGGCCTTGGCGCACTTGTCGATCATGACGCCGGGCATCTTCGCCCAGTTGCTCTTGCCGGTGCTGTAGTCGGTGAGCGCCAGCTCGGCGTAGGCCGGTATCTTGCCGTCCGTGAACTTGACCTCGGCCCATCCGCCGATTAGCTGCTCGCCGATCACCTTGTAGACGGCGGAGCCTTTCTTCTTGACGACCTCGCCGTCGCGGAGCACCACGACGCCGCTATCGATGCCGCCGTAGTTGGGCTGCTTGTTCGCGCGGCGGTTGAACACCTGGTAGTTCGTGATGATGCTCGCCGGGGCGTTGCCGTACTTGACGAGGTAGACATCCTGCGTGAACGGGTTGAGATGCTGGCGGTTGCAAAGCTCCACGCACAGCGCCAGTTCGCTTTCGGTCGCGTTCGGGCACAGGCGCTCGCGGATGTCCTGCGAGGTGAACTTGACGGGCATGCCCGCATCGTCCTTGAACTCGATGATCCCGTTAGCCATTGATGGTCACCTTTCCGTCCTTGACCTCAACTTTCTCGACGTCCACGCCGCCCGCAAAGTCGGCGATAAGCCCGCGCAGGCCGTCCTCCTTGTAGATTCGCTCCGTGCGCGCGACCATCGCGACGAGCTTCTTCGCGATTCGCAGCTCCTTGTCGGCGCCGAAGTACTTGTTCATGGCGCACAGCTCCTCGATCTTCTCGTGGCACAGCAGACCGTAGGCGACGCCGCGCAGGCAGGCAGGCTTCACGCCCAGCGCCTTGATTTCGTCTCCGTCGCGATCGGCGATGGCGACGAGGGCAGTGGCGAACTCCTCCAAGGCGTCGGGCTCGTTGCCGCCGCCGTGTACTTTTACGCGCATGTACTCCATTACTTAATCTCCGTTTCGTCCCTGCGCCCGGACCACCCGGGCGCTATCGATATATCCATGCGCTCGGCCTGCCCGCGCACCCTGGGGTGCTTTACCACGTGCAGGTCGACCACTTGCGCGTCGTCGGCCCAGACGAGCCCGTTGAGCGCGTCCATGACCAGCTTGCCCTCGTTGTCCCCGTCCGGCTTGTAGGTGTCCGGCTCCGAGCGAACGCGCTTGGGCCGGCTCTCCGGCAGCGGACGGTAGGCGTCGACATTGAGAATCACCGGCTCGTGCGGGCCGAAGGGCAGGAGCTGGATGCCCGCCTCGGCCATCGCCTCCCGACACGCCGCCGCGATGGCCCGCTCGGCCCTGATCGTCTCGGTCGGCGTGTACATCCGAGCGTGCCTGCGGTCGAGCCTGTGGCGCTGCTTGCCCGCCGCGAACTTGACGGTGAACGCGAATCGCCTGCCGGTCACAGTACCGACCCCATCCCGAGCACAACGCGGATGCCGTCCGCCGCGAGCAGCATCGCCCGCAGGACGTACGGCATGATCGCGTACACCGCGAACAGGAGCGCGATGTACGCAGCGCACCTAAGCAGCCTCGATGCCATGCGTTCCCTCCTCAATCCACTGCTCCACCCATTCCGGGCGCACCATGCGCCCCACCTTGCGCCCCTCGGGCAGCTGCGAGCGCAGGCGGCCCGCCTTGCACTCGATGCGCAGCGTGTCGTAGGGCACACCCGTCACCCTCGACGCCTCGCGCAGCGTGTACATCAGCTTGTGGCGGATGCCAAGCTCGTCGGCCATCTGCTGGAACGTCTTGGCTCTGCTAGAATCCATGAGTGACCTCCTTTCAGGTCTGGAGCCGTCCCCGCTTTCCACACCGGGCGGCTCTTTTTTGTTGCTTGCTTTCGGGGCCTCGCCCCCGGCACGGCACCGGTAGGGAACGTCCCCGCGGATGGTTATTGGAGAGCCGCGGGGCAACGGTGCCGCCCCGGGAGCGGGGCCTGTCGCCGCTATGCGGACAGAGTTCTGAGGATGGAGATGCCGAGCCTTGTCAACGCCCCGGAAACCATCCTCAAGAGGCACTCGACCAGCGCGAGCGCCGCGACGACCAGAACGAGCGGCGTGGTGACGATGATGGCGACCACGAGGCGAACCGCCTGACAGAACTTGCTCATCGCCCATCGCCGCCCAGGTAGACTTCCTCCAGGCCGGGCATGTAGACGAGTGAGTTGCCCAGCGTGAAGTAGACTTTCCCGTACAGGGCGAACGTCACGGGCGAGGCGATGTAGTACTCGGTCCCGTCGAACTCGCCCAGCTTCTCGGTGCCCTTCTCCAAAATCTTGATGTAGCGGATTTCGTCGAGGTTGAATCTCCTCCCGATGCGCTGCTTGGCGCTGTCGTCCGTCTCGACGTAGGATCCGTCGACGTCCTCGAAGTCGTAGCGAACCTGCTTACTCATGTCGCCCTCCCTAGCGCTCGTCGAGAACCGGGTCGCGGACCAAGCTCTCGAAGTCCGTCGACCAGCCGATGCCGTTGGCGGTGAAGCGCACGGAGGTGTGCACGTAGTAGCGCGTACCGGCGATCTCGGCGCTGTCGAGGTCGCCCTCGACCATGCTCACGGCCCAGTCAGCGAAGCCGAACAGGTGGCAGATGCGATTCACCACCGACTCCGTCGTCTCGCACATGGCACCGTCGAGGTCCTCGTTCTGCTTGAAGATGACGTGGTAGGGGTAGTTCTTCTTGGTGTTCATGTCGCCCTCCCCTACAGCTCGAAGTCGGAAAAGTCGCGGGCCTCGACGGGCTCGGCCTCGACCGTGATGGCCTCGGGGATGTTCCAGCCGCCCAGCTCGATGTCGATGTAGTTCTCGTTCATGGTTCTCTCCGTTTCGCTTTAGTCAAATCTAATTTGACTTGTCAGCTAAAAAAATAGTCGGGTCCACCCCGAAGTGCTCTCCGAGCGCCTTGGCTCTTGCAGGGTTCATACGGTGCTCTTGGTCGTTCTCAAGGGCATCATATGCCGGTAAAGAGATTCCGAGAGCTGCGGCGATGTTCTTCTTCTGGAAGCGCTCGACGCCCGCCTCTCGGTACTCCTGTAAGCTCTGCATGTGCTCCTCCTTTCGTTGACTAAAGGTTAAACCTTATTTGACCGCGGGTCAACTTAAAATTATCTATAAATCAATTTTTCTTTAATTAGAATTAAATTACGTTTAACCGAAGGAGGGTCCATGAGTTTCGCAAACCGAGTAAGAGCCCTGCGTGAGGCGCGTAATTGGAACCAGGAGGACGTCGGAAACAGACTCAACCCGAAGGTCACCAAGGCCGCCGTTGCATCGTGGGAGTCGGGCAAATCTCAACCGAGAATGTACCGGCTTGAGCAACTCGCCGACCTCTTCGACACCACGGTAGCCGACCTCATGGGAGAGGACGCCACCGAGACCGCGATAAGCGGCACCTCGCGCATGGTGCCCCTGCTGGGCTTCGCGCACATGGGCGAGCCGTGCGACGAGGGGAACCTCGCCGACGAGGTCGAGGTCCCCGCCTCCATCGCCGACGCGCACCCGCGCGGCTTCATGGTCCACGCCCAGGGCGGCTGCATGGACAACCGCTTCCCCCACGACGCCCTGCTGCTCGTCGACCCCGACATGGAGCCGGTCAACGGCCAGCCGGTGCTCGCCGAGACGGCCGACTACGGCGCCGTGGTGCGCAACTACACCCGGGGCCGCTCCACGGTCATGCTCACGGCGGACAGCCACAGCGGCGAGTACGACGACATCCTCGCCGGGCCGGGCGACGAGCCCGTGGTCTGCAAGGGCCGCGTCGTCTGGTACATGGGCGAGCGGGACGAGAGGTAGTAGGAACGGAAAAGAGGTGGGACGCATGAGGCCATTAGCTTTGGATGGTGTGCGGGCATATTACGAATCGGGAAACGGTGCCACCTTCGGCGGCGAGGAGTTTAATGTCTACTGCGACGAGAGCTGCCATCTCGAGCACGATCGCTTCAAGGCGATGTCGCTCGGGGCGGTATGGTGCCCCAAATCGAAAGTCAGGGAGATAAGCAAGCGCCTCGTGGAGATAAAGGCGAGGCATGGCATCGAGATGGGCGCCGAGGTCAAGTGGACGAAGGTGTCGCCATGCAACTACGACCTCTATGTCGACATCATCGACTATTTCTTCGATGACGACGACCTGCACTTCAGGGGTCTTGTAGTTCCCGATAAATCAAAGCTGGACCACGCTCGCTTCAACCAGGACCATGACCTCTGGTACTACAAGATGTACTTCACGATGCTGAAGACGATCTTCTCCCGCGACGCGCGGTATTACGTCTATATCGACATAAAGGACACCCATTCCGGGCGAAACGCCCAGAAGCTCGAGAACGTGCTCGCGAACGATGCGTACGATTTCAACCATGAGATCGTGAGGAGGGTGCAGCCCATACGCTCCGACGAGGTCCAGCTGATGCAGCTCGTTGACATCCTTACCGGCGCCATCGCGTATCGCCACAACCACGACGCCATCACGCCATCGGATAGCGTCACGAAGATCAGGCTCATCAATAGAATTATCCAGAGGTCGGGCCTCTCCCTCGTCAAGACCTCGCTCCTCAGCGAAAAGAAGATGAACCTGCTGGTCTGGCAGGCCGGGGGAATCACATCATGAACTGCTGTTGGATACCGCCCCTGCTCGAAAGGGACAGCTCGCGTCCCTGGAGCGAATACGACGCTCTTGTCTACAGCGTGTTCAGGCGTGATTTCATCGAGGGTAGGCCCGTCTACCACGGGAAACCGGTAAAGATACGGTACCAGCCCATGCTGGAGGGACGGGCCGAGGCCTTTTGGCACCTTACCTGCAGGGACTACGATCATAAGTCGGGTCTGCCAGAGGACCGTGTACCCGATCTCGAAAGGTGCAGGCGCATCAGATGGCCGAAGGCGTTCATCGAGAATGCTGAAAGGTGCCCCAAAAGTCCCGGCTGCGGAGGCGTTATAGCCTGGAAGGCGGAGCATCGCGCAAGGAAGAGCCGCAATGGCACCCAGATAAGGGAACGGATTAAGTTTTACCTTGAGGAAGAGAGCTACATTGTCGTATTCGAGCCGAGAGAGCACTACTGTCTGCTGATAACCGCGTATTACGTCGACAACGACCACAGCAGGAAGATGATTGAGCGCGAGATGGCGAGAAACCACGCCGAAAAAGCAGGAGGCGCTGTTTGGGCGCCTCCAGAGGACTCCTTCACACACACGGTGGATGAGCTATCCCGATTATCGCCCCATCGCAGCGAAATGTAAACCGAACACGTTGTGGAGATTGGGGGCCGGCAAGGGTGAGACCCCATGCGTCTACATCTAGGGAGGTGATGCCAATGAAAGCGAAAAATCTCGGGACCGTAGGCTGATGCCGCGACCCCGAGACTAAGGAGACGGCCCCTGCACTTTGGAACGTGAGACGGGACCGGAGTCAGAACCGGGCGAAACGGAGAATATGCCCGCGATCTGAACGGATCTGATTATATGACAAAGAAGCAGCGCCGCCGCGTCTGGGGTTCCGTGACCGAGATGAGGCGCGGCAAGAAGTACGTCCTGCGCTGGATGCAGAACACGCCGCAGGGCCGCAGGCGCAAGACCAAGACCGTGTACGGCACCTACCACGAGGCGTGTGCAGAGCTTGACCGCATCCACGTCGAGCACGCCGACGACGCGCCCGTGCCCACCATAGCCAAGGCCTACGAGACGTGGCTCGTCCCCAAGATGGCCGCACAGGTCGAGGCGGGGACGCTCGCCCCCAACACCCGCGACCTCGTGCTGCGCTCGTGGAGAAACTACGTCGGGCCCCGCTGGGGCGCAATGCCCGTCGACCAGCTGCGCGCCGTCGAGCTGCAGGACTGGCTGCTGACACTGCCCGCCGCCACCGCCGACACCGCCCTGCTCACGCTGCGCAAGGTCTACGCCTGCGTCTCGACCTTCATCCGCCTGCCGCTCGACCCATTCGCCGCCAGCGTCAGGTACACCATGCCCACCAGAAAGACCCGCGAGCGCTCAAAGCGCGTCTACACCCTCGACGAGGCCCTGGGCGTCCTCGACGAGCTGCGCGGCAACCCCCTGGAGCCCGCGTTCATCCTCGCGTGCTTCGGCTCCTGCCGCTCGGGCGAGTCGCTTGGCGTGCGCACCGAGGAGGTGCTGCGCTGGGAGCGTAGCGGCACCGTACTCGCCTCGGCCGACATCTGCCGCCAGATGCAACAGTCCGGCACCGAGCCGGTTGGCGCTCTCAAGACCGCCAAGTCCGCCCGCACCGTCGTGATCCTACCGCAGGCCGCCGACCGCCTCGTCG